CCAGCACCTAATAACCCACCAGCAAGCATTCCTACAGGACCAAGCATAGCACCCATACCAGCACCCATCGTTGCTGAACTACCAACACCCATCGCCTTACCAGCACCACTATTCGGATTATCCATCATACCTCTACCATAATCCAATGCCATACCACCAACACCAAACCCTAGACCAGCACCCATTTTAGCCATTGATGACATACCACCACCTTTCATAGTAGATGCTGACATATTCCTAAGCCCACGACCAAGCATTGTCTTCTTACCACCCATAAGATTACCAGCACCTTTAAGGAATTTACCACCAAAGCCCATACCTCCACCACCGAAGCCACCAGTACCCATCATAAATCCTTTAGCTAATGAAAGTCCATTTAATATCCATTTACCAGGTCCCATTAACAACATACCAAGTGCTGTAAATGTCTTAGGGAATTCTAAGAATAATTTAATAGCATCACCAACAACACTACCAACCGTTTCAGCAGCATACTTAATCTTCTCAGCCCAACCGCTTTTCATGAAACCTTTAAATGATTTAACAATACTTGGTAATGCATCATTAAGACCTTTTAATAATGGTAATAGAAGTGTCTTAGCCTCTTCAATCATATTACTTATTTGGTCATCAAATGCTTGTGAATTCTCAGCACGTTCCTTAAGTTTCTTAGAATCAGCAATCATCATCTTCTTATGTGTAGCTGATAGTTCTTTAACAGGAATAGCCTTATCTATACCAGAAAGTTTAATTTCAAATTGTTTAGTGTCTTTATTGAATACAGCAGAGTTCTCTATGAATTCCTTCATCTCTGGGTCACCACCAACCTCAAATCCCATCTGTCCAGAAATCTTAGCAAACTTAGCCTTAGATTTAGCCATTTCAGCCATTTCTTCAGCTGCAATACCTGTAATCTTTTCAAGTTCCTTCATTCTATGTAACTCAAGACCACTAAATGAGAATTCACCAGTTGTTTTATTGAAATCAGCCATACCAGCCGTTGCATCAATAACACTAGTTTGAAGACCTTCCATATCATTACGTGCTTGATACATCAATTTCATTGGGTCACCTAATTTAGCCCATTCACCACCCATTGTATTAAGTTGTGCTGACATTTCAACCGCACCCTCAATATCAAACAACTTATCAGCAAGACTTGCTGTTGTTTGCATTGACATGTTAAATTTAGCGGCTTGTGCTGCCATTTTAACCATACCTTTAACACCACCTTTAAAGTGATACTTATTTGCTAACTTAAGATTATTCTGTAAATTCTTAATTACCTTACTAGAATTAAGACCCATCTTTTCAGACATATTGGTAGTATCTTCAATAATTTCTTTTGTTTTTGTTACAGATACGTTAAACCCATCCATTTCAGCAGCTAATGAAGCAGCACCCTCAGCACCTAATATTGTACCAGCTGCCATTTCACCCATAGCTTGAAGTCCTTGCTCAGATAACATTACATTTCTACCTAATTCAGAAGAATAACTAGATTGTATCTTAGCTAAGTCCTTCATGTTAATACCCATAGCGAATGAGTTCTCACTAGCCTTAGCTAAGTCTTTACCAAATGATGAACTACTATCAACAACTTTACCCATTTCAACACCAGCCATTCTAATTGACTTATCGATGTCGAATAAACCGTATGATTTTAATTTACCAAATCCCTTGTTCATAAGACCTGGCATCTTTTGAAGGATACCTAATCCAGTCTTAAGACTTAAATTAACTTTATTAACATTTTTTGCGGCACTTATATACTCATCGTTGGTTTTCTTTAAAACCTCTAATTGTGCACCTGTCACTTCTGCTGATTCTTTTTCAGCCTTTAATTTCTTTTGTAAGTCTGGGATTAATGCTCTTAAGGCTTTCTTATCTTTACCTCTAGCATTACTAATAGCATCTAAAGTATCTAGAATTTCTTGTTCTAATCTTTCAGTTTCTTTAACGGAAGCATTATGTTGACCTTGTATGTGATTTATATTTGCTTGTAAATCAGCAATCATCTGCATATGTTTAATATATGCCTCCATTGATGAGTTTAACTTATTAGCCATCTCACCTTGACGTTCCATCATTTTTAACTGTTCCGCTAAATCTTTTTTATTAAATGCCATACACTTTTTTTAATTCTTGTAACTTTAATGTTTATTATAAAACGTAATCCTTAATACTAATCACAATAGAATCCATTCTATCGTTAACATCAGATTTACCCTTTTCTTTAAAATAAACTTTTATAGTACCACTATAAATATCATCATCTAACTTTTCTTTTAAATAAACCTTATAATTTAAACCACTAATTTTATCCTTACCTGTAAAATATTGATTCCCTCTATATCTACCTTCATATTGGTTACCAACCTGTAGGTTAAAGTTTAAGTTACCATAAGACATATCAATTGGTTTCCTTTCTATTTGGAATAATATTGATTTATTAACCTTAAACTCACCAAAAGATTTTTCATTTGATTTTTTATCTAAATCATAACCACCAACGTATTTATTAAGTAAGGCTTTAGCTGGACCAATACCTTTAGCCTTACCAAAATTTAAAAGACCACCAAGTAGTTTTGGTTGATGATACATCGCCTTTTTAAGTCTTGGGTTATTCATTATCATATCGTAAATTTCCCTTTCATTATCATCTAACTTCTTCTCTACATTCCTTTCCCATTCTCTACGCTTTTTAAGTTTCTCTTCTGATGTTTTTTTACTTTCATCATTTTCATCACCTAAATTAGTTAGAATGATATCTACAACATTCTTACTAGCGTTACTAACATTAATACTAGTTACGTTCTTACGCTTCTGCTTAACCCCACCAATTATTTCTGGTGCTAATACTCTACCATTAGCATCTTTACCACCTTCTTTATATTGACCATTCTTTAAAACTGTAAATGAATTATCGTCAACATCTAATGAACCACCAACATTTATTATGAAATGTTCACCACCACTAACAGCACCAACATACTTACCAGTACCATATATATCAGTTATTTCGAATATATTACTTTTCTCTATATCACCTAACATATATTTAACTTGAATGAACCCACCTTTCTCAATCTTGGTTGAAAATGGTTTGCTTGCTTCTTCAATAATAGCCTCAAGTAACTTGTATTGTGATTCTGTTAATATTAATTTCATTGTTTCCTTTTTATATAAATATCACTCATAAACGAAAATTCCCAACCTTTTATTGGTTAGGAATCTCCCCACTTTTTAATTTTGCTTTTAATTGGTCACCACTTACCTTAGTTGTCCTAGTTCCTTTACCATTGCTGGTAGCGTTACTTTGTTGTTCTTCTATTTGCTGTTTTCTTTTTTCATTCTCATTTATGAATGTAGTTAAGAAAAACCTTCTTTCGTATGTAGGCATTGATAATACATCACTATATGGGATTTTTAAATGTCTCATACAAAGATATATCTCTTCCAATAATGGAACCTTATACTCCGATGTTAGGCCAAAAAAACTTGAGGTTAAGTGGAAGAAATGTAGTTATGGACCCACCCCCAGGAGTCCCAACCGTGATTCTCAAATCAACGCCACAGTCAATACTATCAATATATTCTCTTAATCCCTTAGCATCACCCACTCTCATGTTCTCAGAGAATGCTGTAATTGTTTCTGGGTTGGTATCACCATTAACAGAAACTAATTGTTTCGCAAGTGTATAAGTATTTGTGTTATTTACAGGTAACTTAAGTGTTTCCATTTCATATTCAACTCTTTCAGTGATATCTTCACTTTCACCAACTGTAAGTAATTTAAATTTAACCTTAATACCAGATACTGGTAAGGTATAATCAAAATGTCCATTAGCATCTGGTTCCTTTGTCAATTCAATTGTTTTAATTGTATTCAAATCAAATTCAGTTTCAAATGGTACACCTTTTTCATCCTCTAACATTACGGGATACATATTCCCATACCCAGTTGCTCTAAGCCAAAGCATGATAGCATTTCTATCACCCTCAATTAAATCTCTATATCTCAAATCTGGTTCAAGTATCTTTCTATTAATAAGGATTTCTAAGAAATCACCACTAGTAAGTAAGTTTGGAGATGTAAGAATGTTTTCATCCGCAGTACTCATATAAGCAACTTTAATGTTTCTTTTACCATTCTTATATAGTTTACCACCAGAAGGTAATGGGATTACATCAAATGCTGAATTCATCTGTGGTTGACTTAATTGTTGAATATAAACATCGTCTGGTTTATCAGATGGTGCCATACCACTTGGTTGTCCAATATTAGATGGTGGTGTAGGTGGTTGCATTGGTGGTTGTTGATTATGAATCGAACTAGGTGGTACTTCAACTTGTTTCTCTGCCTGTTTCTTCTTCATTTCCTCAGTATACTGTTGAAACCTTACCATATCTTCATAAGACATTGATTCTTTTTGTAACTCTTGTGTTTGTTGAGGTGTAATTGGTGTCTGTTGTGTTAACTTAGCCTTATCTTCCATCTCCTTCATTAAAGCGGCTCTAGCAGCGTTACCATCAGCAACGCTTGATGCTGTGCGTTCCTCTGCATGGTTTCTAAGAGCAAGTTCCTCAGCAGTTCTTCTTCTCATTTCCTCAGCCGCAGCTGATTCACCATTAGATACTTGACTTGAATTACCTATTGGGTCGTTAGGTGTTAATGTGTTAGCATTCGTTTGTGGTTGTTCCTGTGAAGGGAACACGTTTGGTTTTTTATCCATAATTTTAAAACTTAATTTACTTAGTTGTAATTTATACTAATTTAATATATAAATACCAGTAGTAAAGTTTTTTTGATGGGAAACAAAAAAGACCATCCTAAATGGACAGTCTTTTTAATAAAATAACAAAGAATAAGTAATCAGAATAATAAGATTGCTCTATCAAATCTTAGTGTTGCTGTAATATCAGCAATTGAATCATCATCCATAGATAATTCACCGAATCCAACGTTTGTTAACATTGTTCCTTGAAGTACCCATTTCTCGATAACAACACCAGTAGGGTCAAGCATCTCTAATTCAACATCTTTCTTGTAACCAGCAGCATAACCTTGTCTACCTGTAATTGATTCTGAATGTAAACGTACCCATTCCATAATTGCTTGTGCAGCAGAAGGACCAATCGGGTCTCTGAATGTTACATCAATTGAACTCCACTTGAATCTACCGATTACCCATGTAGATGTGTTTAAGAAAGGTATCTCTACTTCATCTTGTTCTATTGAAGGTCTGGAAGCAGATGCTAACCACCATTCTTGAATACCTAAATCCGCTGGGAATCTTAGGAGCCATCTGTTCTTTTTCTTTGGTTCGTAAGGAACAGGCATTTTCATTAATAAATCAGCCATAATATTGTTTTTTAAATTTTGTTTCTGTTATTTAATAATAAATACATTGAAGTTATGTTTTTTATTAAAAATTTATTTTAGTTGTTATCTATAAATATGAAGAAATCTAAAAAAAAGTAGTAAAATATTTGTGTATGTTAAATTTTATTTTTATATTTGTGTAACATCAAACTTAAAAGACATGAAAAACTTAATTACAATTTTATTTTTATTTATCGGATTTGTATCTTTTTCACAGGATTCATTGACTCCTAGAGAGATTCAAATGGTTAATGAAATAAACGCTATGAGAGTTAATCCTAAGTCTTACATCCCTAAGATTGAAAATTACATCAATATGTGTAATAAGAAATTGAAAATGATTGCTGATGGTAAATTAACTACCACTGGTGACATTGAAGGTCAAATTAAGGCCGCTAACGAATTAATTGAAGTTTTGAGTACTATCTCACCACTTTCTGAATTAACTGTAAGTAACGAGATGTATGTCCTTACTAAAGCACATGGTGAATACATTAAAGTAACTGGTAATACTGAACATTCAGATATTTCAAGAATGAATAGTATTGGTGTTAATAATGTAACTGAAAACATCGCTAATGATAATGGAATGATTTCACCAACTATTATTATGTTATTGGTTGATGCTGAAATTGAAGGTCGTGGTCACAGAATGAATCTTTTGGATTCTAATGTAACATGTATTTCTGTTAACACCAATGGTAATACTTGGGTTATGAACTTTGCAAATTAATTAACACCAAACGCTTCACATTTATTAACAACTCCATCAACGGTAATATTTTTAAGTGTGAAGGTTTTAGTTGTTTTCTTAAACCCATCACTTGTGGTATTCTTAGTTGATAAGTTTGTTGTCTTAACCAATGTATATTTAACCTTAGTTATAACCTCAAATGCCTTTACCTCTTGTTTCGGCTGTGGTTTAACCTCAGAATCAATTACAACCTTAATATATCTATATTTTGCAGTTTCTTTTCTAGCAATTTCTTTTTCTTGAGGTGTCATATTACTTGAAAAAACATCTGGTCCTTGTTCTGGTAATGTTTTAATAGTGATTGGTGCTTTAACTATACCATTAATTAAATTCTCAACACTTGATGCTCTATTTTGTGCTAATTTATCATTACCCATTCTAATCGGCTCTTTATCTGTTGATGATTCTATTCTAATTGAATTAATGGTACCACCCATCATAAGAATTGATTCAATAGTATTTTTTAATTCAGTAGATACACTATCATCTAAATCAAATGTACCAGTTTTAAATACGTTAGCATCAAAAACAACTTCTAAGGTATTACCTAGTTCTATTTCTTGTTTTGGTGTCCAAATAGTATCTTGAGTTACTTCGATATCTTCAACAGCATAACCTTGTTTTATTTTTTCACCAGCCTTCTTAGTACTTTTAGTGTTATATACTTGTACCGTTGTTGTTAAACCTTTCTTTTTAGCGGCATATTCTAAATTCTTCTCAATTTGGTCAGCATTTGCTTGAATCTTATCCATTGCATTCTCTAACCCACCATCTTCTAAAGTTTGTGCTAGTTTCTCAATTTGTGGTCCTTCTAATGTCTTTTCAATCTTGTTAAGTATATCTTGATTATTTAATGCATTCTTAGCAGTTTGAGCATTAACACCAGTAAGACCTATACCCATAAGCATAGCGGCACCCAAAACAACTTCTTTCCAACCTTCTTCTAAAACTTGTTCTTTAGGTTTTCTAGACTCTGCTATATGTGCAATTATAACCTCTAATTGCGATTCTGATATTAATAACTTCATACTATTTGTTTTATTATAAATACTTCATTAAAACAAAAAAGAGGCCGTATAAGCCTCTTTTAAGTTTTTTATATATGTTGATATTAGATATCGTCAAATGATGCACCTGTGTTCATTATATTGAACTCTACGCAAATGAATTCTAATGCTCTTGTTGGCTTCACGAAGATTCTACCACAAAGTTCATTTCTATCTCTTGCTTCTGGGTCATCATCAAGAACAACTCTAAAGTCTGTAAGACCTCTCTCACTTCTAATGTTATCTAAGATTGGATTAACAAGTGAAAGGAATTGATTTCTAACAATGTCATCGTTTTGTTCGAATAAAAGTCTAATAGATACAGCAGAAATAAGTTTTCTAGCTTGTAATAAAAGTCTTCTAACATTGATTCTATCAAGTGCACTTTCTTTAATTTGAAGAGTTTTATTACCCCAAATCTTAATACCTTCTGTTGTGAAAGTTGCGATTGGGTTAATTCTACCTTCATAAAGTGTATCTCTCATTGTTTGAGTTAAATTAACTCTTGCTTTGATAGCGTTAACATCACCTCTTTGAACACCCGCTACTGCGAACCATGGGAATGAAATATTATCAGTTAATGCAATATTTCTTACCACATCTCTTGTAGGTGGAAGGTAAATGTATTGGTTATTCTCAGCATCATTAATCTGAATCCAAGGCCAATATGTACAACTGTAGTTACTATCAAACATTCCGTCTAATGTATCAACAACATCTTCTGGAAGAAGTTTGTCACCAGCAGAATCAGTATCTGGAGTTGTCATAATGTAAAGAGAATCAGCTCTATCTTGCTCAATCATTTCGATTGTTTCCTCAATTAAGTTAGTATTATCGAAGTTATCAATACCTGGTGTTGCAAATACGTTAATATTAACAGCCTCTGGGTTATTGAATGTCCAAATACCTTCTAAGTATGCATAGTAATCAGAGTTGATACCAGTGTCTCCATTAGTAAGTGCTCTATTTGAGAACGTACCATTTAAAAGACCAGCTTGCCCTCTTGTACCATTGATAATGTAATTATCTCTATTTGACCTTCTAGTTCTGTAAACATCCCATCCGTCAAAACCACCGTAAGGTGCGAATGTGAATTTTCTAGCATAAATCTTCTCGTAAGGAGTTCCTTCAATACCAGCATCAGTTCTAAACTCAGCATCACCTGTGTCGAATAAATATGTTGGTGAATAAGTTCCACCAGTAGCATCAATTACTATCTCTACATTATCGATTGTTGCACCAGTAGCATCAACATCCATGTGGAATCCTTTTGTTAAACCAGTCCACATATTAATATCAGACGAGTTAGGAGCACCTTTATAATCGAAGAAGTCTTGGTCAATACCAACAGTATCAGAAAGACCTAAATAAATCTTACGCTTATTTTCGAATGTACCGTAACTTGTTTTGTATTCTAAATCTGGTGATTGAACACTTGAGTTACCATTAAGAGTATAATCTCTAAGTGGGAAACCAACGAAACCAGCTGGGAAAGCATCAGAAGTATCAGACTCTTCTTCTAATTCAACTAGTATATAGTTTGATTTAGATGGGAAGTCACCGTTAAGTGTACCAATCTTCTTAGCAATATAATTGTTTGATGCTGGGTCCATTGAACATCTTGAGTATTTCTCAAGTATAAGTGGTTTAGCATCAGTATCAGAATAAACTCTAATTGAAACGTCAAATTCTTTATCATCTGGTTTGATGTTAGTAATAGAGATTTTAAATTCTTTATTAGCCGAATCACCATCAGAAATTGTGTGAAGTCTAAATAATCTAAGTACGTTTGTACCACGAAGTTCAGATACAACCCATGGAGTAATCGCATTTTGATACTCATATTTGTAATCATCAAATTCAGAACCGTACTCGATAAGTGTTTGGTTAACACCTCTAACTTTATCTAAGTCATTTAAGTCCTCGAACATATCTAAGAAGAATTCCTCTACGAATAATGCAGTATCACCATCTTGTGCCGCAACACCTAATACTCTCTTAAGGTAATTTTTCTTAGTTTTATCTAAAGATAATGAGTAAGAAACTAAACCTTGTGTAGTACTGTTTGCAGTAAGTGTAAAGTCACCTAATGGTGCCTCGACAGCAGAAGTAATAGCTGGGTTGAAACCAACATCAGAAGTTCCAGATACTTGGAAATTAAGTGTTTCAGTACCATCAAATTTACCTCTTGACCTAAGTAATGCAACAAGTATGTTATCAACATCACTATAACCACTACCAGAGTAAGTTATAGATGTACCAGTAGCAGTACCGTAATAAGTTGTACCAGTATTGTTTAATGAGTCAACATAAAGATTAAATGAAGAACCACTAAATGTATTAGTAGCGACATCTTTCAAATATACCGCATCAACAGTTGCAGTTGCTCCAGTACCAGCAGTACCTAAGAATGCAAATTGTGTTGCTAATTCACCAGCATCGTAAAGTGCTTGAATCGTTGGGTCAGAAGACACAACGCTTGTTACAGTACCAGCAGTTGTTGCTGTATACGAAATTATTGGTGTGTAAGAAGTAGCAGAAACTGTTACCCCTGTTGTTGATGTATCTAATGCAGCATCAAGTGTAATACCCCAAGCCAAACCAGCATCATAACCAGAAAATCCTAAGATTCTAGAAACAAATAATTGATTTGATTGTGATAAATATGATTTTGCAATGTAAGGTAACTCATATGCTGGTGCACCTGTGTCCTTTACTTTGGAAGCGTTTAAGCCACCAAAAAATGATGTGAATTCATCGTAGTTACTAACGAAAATTGGTTGGAATGCTGGACCTTTTACAGTCTCACCAACTAATCCTAACGTTGTAACACCCACTTGACGTGTTACATATGAAAGGTCTTTCTCTGAGGTATAAACACCTGGACTTACGAATACTCTGTTTGTTGAAGCCATTATTTTTTTATTTTAAGTTTTTATTATTAACGTTGTTATCGTTTATTATAAATATGTTTTAAATTTCGAAAAAAAAGTTTATGGAGTAGAATACTCCATAATTAGTATGAAAAAAAACATACTTTCATCATACTTATATAATAAATATTGGAATTATGTCTATAAAACGCACTAAAAACCTTAAAATAACCCCATCAACACATAAACTTTTAAAAGAGTATTGTGAAGATAATGGATTAAAAATGTTTGCATTCGTAGAAAAATTGATAAAAGAACAATGTAAAAAACCTACTGACCTATATGGTGAGTGATTATAAATCTTTAATTAATTTAGCTTTTCTACCCTTCACTAGTTTATAACTTTTAAAGTTCTTTTCCTTAGCATATTCATATCCTTCTTCCCACCAACCAATCATAACTTCTTTATCAAAGACAAGACTATTATTAGTTAGTCTTCTAGGTGTATAATAAAAATTAATAACTACTTCTTCATCCTTAGCCTTTAACTTACCTATCAATATATCATCCTTAGCCAATTCAGTATGCATCATATCCACCTCAGTTAATATTCCATGTACAAGATTTCTCATATATTCTATCTTCTCTTCTGG